TGGCAGAGTGCCGGTTGTCATTGTTGAGAATAAAGATAAAGCCGGAAATATTTATGGTACTGTTACCCACAATAGGGCAAGAGGTACACATTTGCTGGAACCAATGAAAGCAATCGTTAAAGAATTAATGAAAGAGGGAAAATCAGTAGAGGAAATCGGAAAACAGCTTGGCATGAAACCAGAAGAAATTTTCCGGCTTTCAGAGTTTTCAAAAGAGGATTTCTTAAAGATGATGATTAAGCCGAATCAGGGGTTCTCAAAAGCCGAATTTATAACGAAAATTTAGTGCTATAAATATTCGTATTATAAAAGTAAAAGGGAGCGCACTATTTCCCTTTATTTTTATGAAAACAAAACGAATAGGAGAGAGGTGGTGATATGCCAAGAGCGCCAAGCGATAAAAAGATAGAAGCTGAAAAGCTGTTTAAAAAAGGCATGAAGCTTACAGATATTGCTAAGAAACTTGACGTTCCAGAGGGAACAGTAAGAAGTTGGAAAAACAGAGGGAAATGGGCTGTAAAATCCTCGAAGAAAAATGACTGCAACGTTGCAAAAAATGAAACGAAAGATAATGCAACGTTGCAAAAGAAAAAACGCGGCGGTCAGCAGGGAAATAAAAATTCTGTTGGTCATGCTTCATCAGTACCAAAAAGAAATAAAAACGCGGAAACACATGGAGCTTATTCTAAAGTGTATTGGGATACGCTTGATGAAGAAGAACTTGATTTGATTGGCAATATGGACGATGCTGAGGAACTGCAGTTAATTATGCAGCTTCAGATGTTTTCTATAAGGGAACGCAGGCTGATGAAGAGCATCAAGAGATATCGGGAAATGGAAACGAAGAATCATGGGCTTTCCATAAAAACAGTATCAAAGACAAAAAAGCTGGAAGATATAGCTAATATCGAAGGAGAAATTCTTGGTTCTGAAAAATATAAGAAGGTGACAGAAACAAGCGTTACAAATACAGAAGCTGTTATAAACAGTATTATGGTATTAGAAGCGGAGCTTACCAAAGTACAGAGGGCAAAAACAAAAGCTATTGAAACGCTGGTGAAGTATAGACTGGAAAAGGCGAAGCTGGAAAGCGAAAATTCTGGCGATGAAGCTGTTGATGATTGGATTGAAGCAGTTTTGGGAGAGGATGTGACGAGTGGTGAATAAGAACTCACGAACATTAAGAAAACAATTCTTTCAAAAGAGGATACCAGAGTATCGCAAAAATCCTGTTTTATTTGCCAGAGAAGTGCTGATGTTTGAACCTGATGATTGGCAAAAGGCAGCACTTATAGATTTGGCACAAAATCCAAAGGTTGCGATTAAATCTGGTCAAGGTGTTGGGAAAACAGGTTTGGAGGCTGTGGCTTTATTGTGGTTCCTTTGTTGCTATCCATATCCGAGAATTGTGGCGACTGCTCCGACTAAGCAGCAGTTGCATGATGTGTTATGGTCAGAAGTAAGTAAATGGATGAGTAAATCTCCATTGCTTTCAGGAATCTTGAAATGGACAAAAACATACATATACATGATTGGAAATGAAAAGCGCTGGTTTGCAGTAGCCAGAACTGCTACCAAGCCGGAAAATATGCAGGGTTTCCATGAAGACAACATGCTCTTTATTGTAGACGAGGCTTCCGGCGTAGCTGACCCAATTATGGAGGCGATACTTGGTACATTATCCGGTAAAAATAACAAGTTATTGTTGTGCGGGAACCCAACAAGGACTTCCGGCACATTTTATGATGCTTTTAATCGTGACAGAGCTCAATACAAATGTCATACTGTATCTTCTGCAGATAGTTCAAGAACCAATAAAAAGAATATTGAATCCCTTATACGAAAATATGGCAAAGAAAGCAATGTTGTATTGGTTCGTGTTTTTGGAGAATTTCCAAGGCAGGAAGATGATGTATTTATTCCTCTTTCACTTATAGAAAATTCTATTATGACAGAGTTTTCTCCCCAGAAAATTCCAAATTTAATTCATATTGGCTGTGATGTGGCCCGATTTGGCGATGACAAAACAGTAATCGGTTATAAGATAGATGAAAAAGTAGCATTTTATAAGAAACGTCGGGGACAAGATACTATGAAAACAGCAGATGATATTATTTTACTTGGGGAGCAGTTTGTTATGAAATATCAGTTAGCACCGACGAAAGATGCCCCTATTCCGGTAAAAATTGATGATGGTGGAGTAGGAGGAGGCGTAGTAGACCGTTTGCGTCAGATAAAACGAAATAATCCGGAAAGATTTTGGTGGTTAGAGGTTTATCCAGTAAAATTTGGACAGCGTATAAAACATAAATATTATCATGACAGCACTACTTATATGATGGCAGTAGTCAAGAAACTTTTGCAGCCTTATGATGAACAAGGAAACGAAAAACCTGTGGAGTTGATACTTCCAAATGACGAGGACCTCGTAGCACAACTTTCTGTACGAAAGTATGAATTAACAGAAGTTAGCAAAATCAAAATAGAAAGCAAAGATGCAATAAAGGAACGAGGTCTGCCGTCTCCAGACGAAGCAGATTGTGTATTGCTTCTTTGTCTGCCAGTAAAGCCGCCAAAAAAGAGAGGAGAAAAGAAGAATGGCTAAAGCAAAACAAGGTATGCAGGTACGCATAATTAAAGAACAACCGCTTCCTGTGGAAAAGGCAGATGTTTCCCTTCAGGTTACTCCGCAGGAGGCATACAATGCGGGTGATTGGGTAACACCCCCGAGCGACCTTAGAGGTCTTCGCAACCTTGTGAAAAACAGCACGATACTTCCACAATGTATCAGAGCCTATAAGAACAATATAGCAGGTTTTGGTATTGGCGTAAGGTATATTGAGGATATAGAAGAAACTTCAGAAATGGCAGCGGAGTTTAAACAGGCAGAAGATATTATTGAACTTTTAAATCTTGAACAGGACACAAAAGAGGTATTCGAGGATATTATAGAAGCACGGGAAACATATGGGATTGCTTATCTTGAGGTTATCCGAAATATAGCCGGGGAAGTAGTGCAGATTGAATTTATCAAAGAAACCCCGTCAGTCCAAAAAACACAGCCATTAGGTTCATATATTCCATCCGTATATTATCACCATGGGCAGCAGGTTGAGCGCAAGAAGCGTTATTGTAAATATAAGCAGGAAATAGGCGGAAAAACAGTTTATTTCAAAGAATTTGGCGATACCCGGATAATGGACAGGCGGAATGGCGAATATATTGAAAATGGTAAAACATTAGAGCTTGATTATCAGGCAAATGAGATTATGGAATTTACTATTGGAACGGAGCCATATGGGGAGGTGCGCTGGATTGGGCAGGTGCTTGGAGTAGACGGAAGCCGTAAAGCAGAGAGTCTCAACAATAACTACTTTGAAAATGGCAGGCATACGCCGCTAATGATTATAGTTAAAGGGGGAACTCTTACCGACGACAGCTTTGATAAGCTGCAAGGCTACATGAATAATATTAAAGGGGCAGCCGGGCAGCACGCATTTATTATATTGGAAACGGAAAGCAGCGAAGGGCGGGCAGATTTCGACGAAGATAAGCCGGAAATAGAAATCAAGGACCTTGCGAATATTTTACAAAAAGATGAACTTTTCCAAGATTATCTTGATAACAACCGGCGTAAGGTACAGTCGGCTTTTCAGCTCCCCGACCTTTATGTAGGATATACGACGGACTTTAACCGCGCAACCGCACAGACGGCGCAGGTAATTACGGAACAGCAGGTATTCCAGCCGGAACGGAAAAGCCTTGCATGGGCGATAAACAACCGTTTATTGAATGGCTATCAGTTTAAATATGTAGAGGCTTATTTTCTTGAACCGGATATAAGTAATCCTGACGACCTTTATAAACTGCTTACTGTAACAAACAATGCCGGAGGCGTTACTCCCAATTTTGCTAAACGGATTATTTATGAGGCATACGGCGAACAGGCGGAGGATTATAAAGGAGATTGGGGGAACATGCCGCTTGCTTATAATGAGGCGGGAAACAGTGGTATGGATTTTGATATGGAGCAGCTTGCAACAAGCCTGCAAAAGCAGATTGAAAAGGCAGCAGGGAACCATGACGATGCTGTTGTCGCTGTAATGAAAGAAGTTAAAAGGCTGCTGCTGAAAATGGACAAGGGGGAATCTTAATGTGCTGGAATTGCAGACCGCTTATAAAAGCGATTGATACATATATTCAAAAAGCAGATGACAATCTTGCTGATGAGCTGGAAGAGGAAGGTTATGCAAAGCCGGAAGAAACAGTAGAATATATACAGGAAATTGAAAACGGCGTGGAGGAGGCTCTTTTATATGAAACATCGTATATTTTAGCAGAGGCAGAAAAAGCCGTCGACCTTGAAACCTTTGCCAAGGAAATATGGCCGGAGGTAAAGGCGAATGATACAGTAAAAAATAAACTGGCGGCAATCTTTACAGAGAACTTTAAAAAATTTATACCACAATTTATCGGATATTATCTTTTACAGACTGATAAAAATCTCGAACTGACACAAGTATCAGAGGCTACAACTGCATGGGTGAAAAATTGGAGCCAAGATTTGGGAGAAATTATGAAACTAAACAGTCATAACGAGATAGAACATATACTTGAAAAAGGACTTAAAAACGGCGACGGAATAGCTGTGTTTACCCGCGATATTTTAGACAGCGGCATACGGGATGAATATTACAAAGCTAGGCGGGTTGCTGTTACAGAGGTTTTAAGGGCGCATAGCGTAGCGCAGCAGGAAGCGTTTATTCAGTCGCCAGCAGTTGAGGAAAAGATGTGGAGGCATACGGGCAGTTACCGGAATGAACCAAGAGAAAACCATGTAGATATGAATGGGCAGCGGGTGCCGGTAAAGGAACAGTTTGAGCTTACAGGCATAAAAGGGGGACTATATAAATGTATGTATCCCCGTGATACTACTTTACCTCCAGAAGAGAGTATTAACTGTCATTGTATTTGTCAGCCCATAGTCAACAAGGATATCCTTGGTCTGCCACTGGAGGAAAGACAGAGATTGCAGCAGGAAGCGGTTGATTCAATGAATGATGATTGGGAAAAAGAGCTGGATAAAAAGAATAAGGCAAAAGCAGGGATAGATACGGAAAATAAGAAATATTCGTCTGGTGGAAAATTTGATGTTGGAACATATGAATGGGAACTGAATAGGACTTCACAAGCTGAAAAATATTATGAAAAAGTCAGGAAAACAGATGATATAAAGGCAATTGCAGAAGTATCTGGCATGTCAAAAGAGGATATAGAACAAATTAAAAACCATGTTTTTCATAATAAGCATATATTATATGATGATGTTGTAGATAGATTTGCTCCAGATTATGATATGGCAGTTGCATGGAAGAGGCTTTCAGAGGGAGTGCCAGAAGACAGAGATTTTCTACTTTTAAATCATGAATTGCTTGAAAGTCAGGTAGAAAAGGAGTATAATTTAACTGCCTTAGAAGCACATAAAAAAGCAACAGAAACATATGATTGGGCTAGTAAGATTAATGAAATTTTAGGGAAAGAAGGAGAACAAGATGGTCTATTGTAATCTAGTAAGTTCAAATGAGCAATTAGCTATATATAATTTTGGCATGAATACTAATGACTTGTCTGGCAGCGTAACATTTTATAAAGATAGTAATGAACCAGAAGTTACTAAGCTGCCAAAAGAGGGGGAGAAAGTTTTGCCTTGGCTCTGGAAGTTAAATGCCCGTCACAGAAAAGATTTTTCGCAAGGAATCTTTAAAGAAAAATTGTCATATGAATGCGGATAAGGTCAATTATCTGCCCGTTAAATGGTAAACCAATACAATAATAGAAAGGTAATCAGGGAGCTTGGAAACAGGCTCTCTTTTTATATATAAAAATTATTGGAAGGAGGTGAGAATAGATATGAGAAAGAATTTAGAAAAAGCATATGAAATCACAGACGCAAAAATTCAGTTTGTTTCCCTTGTGGATAAGGCGGCTAATAAACGTCGGTTTCTTTTGAAAAAAGAGGATGGAGGAAAGGCTGCATTTACTACTTATGGCAGAATTGTTAAAACAGATGCAGAGAATCACTATATTACAGGGATTGTTTACGAACCTATGGAGGAGGACAGTCATGGTAATTTCATGACTGAGGAAGAAATTACGAAAGCTGCTTATTGGTTCGCAAAAAATGGAGATGAGGTTGATTTACAGCATAGCTTTGAACCATTAAACGGTGCGACTGTTGTAGAAAACTGGATTGCGAAAGCAGATTTTGAAATTGAAGGCGAGGCAATTCAAAAAGGAACATGGCTTATGACTGTGGAAGTTGCCGATGAAAACGTGTGGGAAAGCATAGAAAAAGGCGAAATCACAGGATTTAGTATGGGTGGCATGGGTAATTACAGCGAGGAGGATATTGAATTGGACAATGTAAGCAAACAGGAAAGCTGCGAGAAAAAAGGGCTGTTAAAACAGCTAGCAAAGGCGTTAGGTCTTAGCGTAGTAGAGAAAGGCGCTGTGTCAGAGCTTTATGAAGAGCGTAGCAAAGGTTCACTTTTTTGGAATGCTTTTAATTCTCTTGAAGAAGTCTTATATAAATATGACCCAATTACAGGACAAATGCAATATGAAACAAATGAAAATAAAGTTCGTGAATGCCTTGAGGACTTTAATCGAATTATAGCCAGTATTCTTACAGACAAAGAGAATATTATTAAAACAATTCAAACTGACAGACCAGTACAAAAAGCTGGCAAAAAAATGAGTGGAAAAAATAAAGAAACGCTCAGTAGCATTTATGAAAGTCTTGGAACATTTCTCAAAGAGTTTGATGAAACAGAGGATGATACAGAGAATAAACCAGACAATAAATCAAAAACTGATAAGGAGGATAAAGAAGTGACGAAACAGGAAGTAGAACAAATTGTTACTGCTGCCATTTCGAAAGCAATGGGAAATGATGGACAGCAGAATACTCAAGGCAATGTTGGAGATGTGGAAAAATCTGAAACGAAAGAAAACAATGCTTCAACAGAAATTACAGCAGAGAGTATTGAAAAAATGGTACAAACAGCAATTACAAAAGCGCTTGAGCCACAGCATGAGGAACAGGTTACTGCTGAACAGATACAAGATATGATTTCGGCAGCAGTAGAAAAAGCTGTTTCACCAGTATTAAAAAGTAAGGGATTACCAAGTAATCTGAATGACAGCGGTGTAGAAAAAGCAGCAGGCGAAGAACATTACCTACATGGCATTCTCTAATAAAATGAACAGGAGGAAAATATTATCATGGGACTTAGTAATAGAACAATTATCAGGAAGGCGGCTATTGAAACTGGTTCCCTTTCTTCAGGGCTTTTAAACCCAGAACAGGCTCAGAAATTTATCCAGCAGACTTTTGAGGCTACAAACCTCAATAAACTTATCCGCCATGAAATGCGTACCGCAAAAACAGGGGAAATTGATAAAATTGGTATTGCAAGGCGTATTTTACGAAAAAAGACAGAAAACCATGACGACGGATACAGGGCAGGAGTAGAAACCAGCCAGATTGAATACGCTACAACAGCGGTACGTCTGCCGTGGGAAATTACAGAGGAAACTCTGCGTGAAAATATCGAAGGACAGCACCTTGAACAGATTATTACTGATTTAATGACTACCCAGCTTGGCGTTGACCTTGAGGACTTGTACCTAAATGGTGACGAAAGCATAGAAAGCACTAACACTGACTATGATTTCCTGAAAATCAATGATGGCTGGATTAAACAGATTTCGAATGGTGGGCATGTCTATGACGCTTCAGGCGAAAATAACATGAGCCTTGATTTATTTTATAAAACATTGAAAACGCTTCCAAATAAGTACAATAACGGCAAGCTCCGCTGGCTGATGTCCCCTCACAGGGCGCAGGAATTGGAGCTGTTTTTATTAAATAAGATAGTAAACGCAGGCGGCGCAGTGCCAGAGAGTGTCTATAATTCCCCGGCCCGTATTCCGACAGTTGAATGCCCGTCACTTGACGACAGCACTATCATTTTGACTGACCCTAAAAATCTTGTTGTAGTCAATACTTACAGTGTGAAAATCCGTAAAACTGTGGAAGGAAAAGAAGCTATTATGATGGATAAGCGTTTCTATGTTACCCATTTGGATTACGATCCTATTATCGAGGAACTGGATGCAACGGCAATTATTAAAGGACTGAAATAAGAGAGGAGGAACGGGCATGTATCATCTGCAATTAACGAAAGCTCTCTCTTTCACTGGAATCGTGACAGCTACAAAGAAAAAACCTGATGTGTTTGTAGAGGACAAGGCTACCGCCGACCAAGCAGTAGCAACAGGATATTTTAAACTCATAGAGGGCAGGGAGGAAATTTCTGATGACGGCAGCAAGGAGAAAGAGCAGGGAAAAACACTGGAAGAAATGACTGTGCCAGAGCTGGAAACCTTTGCTGCCTATAAAGACGTAAATCTCAAAGGAATTACCAAAAAGGCGGATATTATTGCAAAACTGAAAGCAGAACTGGGTGAGGAAGAAACTGAAAACGAGGTTGACTATGGCAGCCCTGTTATGGCTGACCTGCAAAGACAGTAAGTAAAGGAGAACAGCATGGCAAACAGACCATGGGTGAAACCAGAGGAAGTAAAAGAATACTCCGAAATACCAGCAGTACAGCAGCGTAGCGATACAAGGATTACAGTAGATATTGCAAGGGCTGAACAGTATGTAATTACATATACACATAATTCCTTTCAGGATGAGAAAGAAATACCGTCGGCAGTAAAAACGGCGGTATTGATACTTGCAGAGGCATATGGGCACAATGCGGGCATGGCGGCAAAAGAAATTAAATCAGAAACTTTTGATGATTACAGCTATACCGCTGAAACAAGCCAAATCAATATAGAAACATTAAACCTTGCTGCTCTGTTAGACAGCTTTGTGAAAACTGAGCCAAGAAACAGCGTAACACTTCGTATGAGAAAGTTATAGAAGGGAGCGGTTATGAGTTTAGAAATGCTTTTAGACCACTTTTGTGATATTTACCATATACAGGAGGAGCAGAAATCACCCGGCTATGGGCTACCTGCTTCCCCTTCTTTTTCATATTCACTGGAACCAGATATAAAGGGGCAGAGCTGTCATTTCGGGGTGCGTTCCCAGAATATTAGTGTGACGCAGACAGCCCCGGCGAATCTTATGAGTGCGGAAATGAAACTTGTTTTACCAGCAGGGACAGATATTCGGCTTCATGATAAGATTGTGGATTGTATAACAGGGTTGGAATATACAGCGGGACAGCCAAGAAATATCAGGAACCATCATATTTTTGTTCAAATCAAGAAAAGAGAGGAACAGAAGGCCTTATGAGAGGCAGATATGTTGAGATTGATACAACGGAATTTAAGAAGTTTTTTGAAAGTATTAAAAAAGCTGCAAATGGAGATTTTCGGAAAGAGTTTGAATTGTTTTTAGAAGGAATCGGAAACGAATTTCTAAGGATAGTGCAGGATGAAATTATACGGCGTCAGGTAATGGACACTAGGCTTCTTCTTGCCAGTTTTGAAAAAGGCGCAGACGGAAATATCTGGAGGCTGGAAGAAGGAGGAATGGTCCTTGAAGTTGGGACAAATGTTAATTATGCCAAATATGTGAATGATGGACATTGGACAAATAGCAGAGGCGTAGAAAGAAGATTTGTACCGGGATACTGGCAGGGCGACCGATTTATTTATGACCCGACAGCCAAGGGAGGTATGATGTTAAAACAGCATTGGGTAGAGGGTAAACATTATTTTGAAAGTGCGTTACATATACTTGATAGAATTTTCCCAGAATTACTTGACGCCAAGTTACAGGAATGGATTGACAGATATTTTAGCGGCTGACAGAGGAGGTGGAAACAGTGCTTGAACAGGAATTAGCAAGCATAATAAGTTATATTGCAGATAAGACACATACTTCACCATACTATTATGAAGTGCCGCGGAATTTTGTTATCCCGGCAGTATATTATCCTGTGCCAGAGATTATAACTGGAGGGGAAACACTTTCTTCTTACAGAATGGATTATATATGGTATATCAAATTCTTTCATAAATCAGTACATGAAGCATATAATATTGGACTTTGCGTTTTAACAGCAATGAAAGAAGATAGAAACCGCATACCATTTATAAATGAAGACGGCGGCAGGATTGACGGATGCTGGCTGCGGATAAATGACCCAGAGTTAAAAGGGCTTGAAAACGGAACCGCACAGCTTGCTGTTAGCTGGCGAAGCAGAAGACCATATAAGGATATGCAGGAAGTGACACAGCGTTCACAGTCATTTTATCTGGATATGTTTTTGAAATCTGGAAAACAGGTTTCAGACGCATATGCAGAAACATTAGAACAATATGCGGTTCCATTGGAAGAATAAGGAGGGAATACTATGGCGAAAGCGAGCCAGAACATAAATAAAAAAACAGTGGAGCAGAAATTCGCAATTAAAAAATTGCAGGAAAACTGTATGCAGCTTTTTGGAGTTTCAGCAAGTACATTTGTTGCAGCTACTTATAAGATGACAGGACAATACACTGTTGAGGAAATGAAAAAACATATTGAAACATGGAAATCTGAGGCATGGAAAAAGAAAGGAGTACAATAATATGGCTGGAGGAAGATTTAACAAGCTGATAGGAAAAGTAAGACCCGGAACTTATATTAATTTTGAAAGCGGCCGGGAGAATAATGCAGTCAGTGCTGGAGCGCGGGGAATAGTAATTGTTCCAATTTCTAAACCAACATACGGTCCAGCAAAGCGTTTTATTAAGCTGACAAGCGCAAGCCCAGATGCAGAAGCGGCTACATTTGGATATAGTATTTATGATACTGAGCCAAACCGTCAAATGCTGCTTATCCGTGAGGCATTTAAGAGAGCTGCAACGGTTTATGTATATATACTGACAGAGGGAAAGAAAGCGCAGGCGGAAATTCCAATGCAGATACAGGCGGCAGAAAAGGAAACAGCACAGGAAGGGCTAACTAATATTCTTACCGCTGCCGCAAAATACGGGGGAAGCAGAGGAAATGCGCTTACAATTACGATAGATGCGAATCCATTAGGCGGATATGATGTGCTGATTCATCTAGCAGGTGATAAAGTTGCGCTTTATGAAGGATTAAACAGTGTCGAAGAATTAATTGCGCTGAATAATCCTTATGTTACTTTTACCGGGGCAGGAAATTTAGGAGAAGCAGCAGGCACAACACTTTCGGGAGGGAAAGACGAAGAAGCTACAAATGCGGATATTACAGATTTTATAGACGCATGGGAAAGTGTAAAATTCAATACTGTCTGTTTTCCATTTGACGGGGATGAAGCAAAGAATGTAAAGCAGGCTGCCTTTACTAAGATTAAGTATATGCGCGACAATATGGGAAAAGGCGTACAGGCGGTTATTCCAAATGCGGGAAATATGGATTATGAAGGAGTTATCAATGTAACAAATAGTGTTTCCCTTGACGGTGATAATTTAAGCTGTGCAGAGGCTTGCGCATGGGTAGCTGGAGCTGCTGCCGGTGCAGCCAATACAGAGAGCCTCACTTATACTCAATATTCTGGTGCTACTGCGGTAGTCAATCCAAAAGGAAACGAGGAAGCGGCTGCGGCAATCAACGCAGGAGAGTTCTTCTTTTCAATTAACGAAGACGAGGCGGTAGTTGTGGAATATGATATCAACAGCCTTATTACTTTTGCGGAGAAAAAGGATAAGAGTTACCGGAAAAATCGTGTTATCCGTGTTTATGATACATTTCAGGAAGCAGTGCAGCTTAATTTCCCACCAAATAAATACAATAATAATCCTGACGGGTGGGATATTATGGAAGGTATTGGCAGAACAGTATTAAAGCAGTTCGAAGATGCAGGAGCAATCACCAATGTGAATTATGAGGAGGATTTTTTCGTTGACCGGGAAAACAGTATAGATGATGAAACTTATTTCAATATTGGACTTCAAGCGGTTGACAGTGCAGAAAAACTCTATTTCACAATAAAAACAAGATAAGGAGGAAGATGCATGAGTGAACTTTTAAAATATCATAAAAATCCTATATCTATTAGGGAAGGAAAAGTATTTATTGATGGTATTGAAGTGTATGATTCAGTAAAGTGCGAAATCAAGTTTACGCCGGATGTATGGACAGGGCGGCAGTTAGGGGACAGAAGCAGCAGCAGCCGCTGGCTGGGGTATAGCATTACTGGCAGTATTACCCGGCGACGTACTACATCATGGCTGAAAAATGTCATACAGGATTATATGAAAAACGGGAAAACGCCAGAGTTTACGATACAGGGAATTATGAATGACGAAGGTTCTGAATATTACGCTAACAATGGTTCTGATGCTGTTACGGTTGTCGGCGTAGTACTGACCGGGGATTTGTCATTGATTTCTTTAGACGCGGAGGGGCAGGTACTTGATGATGTTATAGGATTTAACGCAAAGGCAATCGTTTAATATTTTATAAAAAGGAGATTTTATCATGAAAAAAGATTTGAAATATTTTATGCGCAATTTGGAAACTGAAATTGTTACAGCGCCCGGCCCAGAAAGCTTCAAAGATGAGGACGGCAATGTAATCCAGTTTGAGATTAAGGTTCTTACACAGGAAGAAATTAATAAAATCAACGATGCCTACCGCAAGCGCAGCATGGCTACCGATAAGAAGGGAAACCCGCTTATCGCAATGGGGGAAGTTGTTTGGAAAACGGAAAAGGACAGCACAAGAGCATCTCGTCATTTGATTGTTGAAGCTTTGCATTACCCGAATTTGAGCGACCCTGAATTAATGAAGTATTATCACTGTGTAGATGTGACAGAAATGCCGTTAAAGGTATTTCCAAAAGCAGACGAGTACCAGCATGTTTCCCGTATTGTTATGCAGGCGTTAGGGCTTGCAAGTGCAGTCAACGACGATGAGGAGCTTGAAGCAGCAAAAAACTGATAAGAACTCCCGGCAGCGACGGTTATTGGGCTAGTATTTTATGGCAGCGCCACAGCCTTCGGATAGAAGATTTCGAGGCTATGCCAAGACGGTTACAGCTTTTATATATTGCGTCGGAGCTTGAGGAGGAGAGAAACCCTGTTAGGCACGATACAGTAAAGAGAGGAGGCAGATAATGGCAGATTTATTGGCGAGATTTCGGCTGGTTGATGAAATGTCAGACAGGCTTGGCAGAATGGCGGAAAGCGGTCAGGATATGGCCGAACGATTAGAAAATATTGGAGATGCGACTGACGCAGCTTTTGGGAATATTGTAGAAAGAATAACATCAGCAACTTCCACAATAGACGGTACCGTTTCCTCTCTTAACAATCTGCAGGAGGCAGCAGATACCGCAGCTTCTTCAACAGATAACCTTTCTGATACTATAAATCATTATGAGGATGCAACCAGAGAAGCGACAAATCAAAATGACGAATATACAGATACGGTTGCAGCACAAGAGGAAGCAATGCGGCGGTGTGAACAAGCTGCTGGGGAATTGAGCAGCAGTATTGAAAAAGCCTGTGAAACACAGGGAAAATTATCAGAGGCAGTAGAAAAGGCTGCACAGGTATCAGAAGAACTTGCCGAAAATGACAGAGTATCGGCAGAAACAAAGGAAGAACTTTCAAGAGCGAGCCAAGAGGCAGAAGCGGCTATGGCTGAATTGACCGCAGCGCAACAGGAGGCAGAGGCAGCTATGGTCGAATATGAAGCGGCACTTGCTTCTGGAACAGAAAATATGGCGGAACTAGAACAGGCGGCAGAAAGGGTAAGCCAAGCATCAAATACATTAGACGAGGCAAATAGAAGGGCGGCTTCCGCGACGGAAGAATTAGCCTCCTCCACTGAACGGGCAGCAGAGGAGGCAGAGGATAGCAGTGAACGGAGCCAAGACGCAGCGGAAAATCTTGCGAATGTATTGGCGGCAGCAGGTATAGCGGCATTAGTGCTTAAAATGGCTGACGCTTTTATGGTAGCTTCGGAGGCGGCGGCGGAATTTGAAGTTGCAATCATGAAAATATCTACGATTGCTGATACCACACAAGTATCTCTTTCACAGATATCAGAAGATATTATGAACCTTTCAATGGAAACGGGCATTAGCGTTGCCGGTCTTTCGGATGCAGCTTATTCGGCGCTTTCGGCAAGTGTAAATACAGCCAATGCAGTAGAATTTACAGCAACAGCATCTAAATTGGCTGCAGGCGGTTTTACCAGTTCAGCGACAGCAGTAGATGTACTTACAACAGCTTTAAATGCGTATGGCTTGGAGGCTGACCGTGCCGAAAATATTTCGGATATGCTGATAACAACCCAAAATTTAGGCAAAACAACGGTAGATGAATTGGCGGCTTCTGTTGGTAAAGTGATTCCTTTGGCGTCTGCATATGGTGTTGAAATGGATAATCTGTCGGCGGCATATGCGGAATTGACAAAGGGTGGTATTGCGACAGCGGAAGCAGGGACTTACCTAAAATCCATGCTGAACGAGCTTGGTGACAGCGGAAGCGCTGTAAGCGCCGTTTTATCAGAAGAAACCGGATATTCTTTTGCGCAGCTTATGGAACAGGGATATTCTCTTGGTGACGTTATGGAGGTATTAGGCGCAAGCGTAAACGGAAACGCGGGAGCATTCAACGAACTTTGGAGCAGTTCAGAGGCAGGGATTGGCGCGCTTTCTCTTTATAACGCAGGGGCAGAACAGTTTAATTCAACTCTCGACGCTATGCAAAACTCTATTGGGGCGACAGAAACAGCGTATTCCACTATGACAGATACTACAGCTCATGCGCAGGAAGAGCTGTCAAATGCGGCAGATAACTTAAAAATATCTATTGGACAGAATATAAATCCCCTGATAGAAAAGCTATATGGGCTTGGCACAAATATTTTGAATGGAATGGCTCGTTTTGCTCAGGAACATCCGATAGTTATTAAAGCAATTTCAGCAATCGCTATTGGGCTTGGAACTGTGGCAGTTGCCCTTGTTGGGGTCAGTGCGGCCAGCATTGCGCTTAAAGCGGCAATCCCGGCAATTATATCTTTTGGGACAGCGATTAATGTTGCTCTTGGTCCAATCGGCTGGATTGCCATAGGAATAACTGCTGTTGTTGCAGCGGGCATGGCTCTTGTTACAATGTTTGAGGAGGCGGAAGATGAAACTGCAGGCATGACAGCCGCAACTCGTGAACAATATTACGAATTGCAGGACCTTAAAACAGAATATGAGGAAACTTGCGAAAAATATGGTGAAACATCGGAGGAAGCTTCAAGGCTTAAATATCAGGTTGACGACTTGTCAGAGGCGTTTGAAGCGAATAAACAGACAGTAGAGGAATTTACTGCAGAGGTTGATGCTCTTTGCGAAAGTGTTACACAAGTAGCAACAGATTTTAACAATGGCATGTCAGCTATAAAAAGTACAGAAGTAGGCTCTTTTGCGCTTATCCAAAAATATGAGGATTTGGCAACGCAGGCAGAACTTACAGGAGCACAGCAAAAAGAACTTGAAGCAGTTACAAAAAAATTATCAGAAAGTTATCCAGAACTGGCAGCCCAGATAGAAAATGCCACATTAAGCACCGAGGATTATGTAGAGGCAATGAAACAGGCCTGCGAGCAACAGGTAGAAGAACAGAGGCAGCAACAGGCTCAGGATTCCTATATCGAGGCACTTGCAAAGAGAGCAGAATTGACGGAAGAAATTGCAAAGGCGCAGGAAAATCTAAATCTCGAACAGGCGAAAATGGATGATATGGATGACTGGGACCATTTTTGGACAGTCGGGGAGTGGGATGACCTTGAAGCATATCAGACAGCGCTAGAGGATTTAAATAATGCTATGGAGGAAAACGATGCCGTAATATCTAAAATTGAAAAAGGCTGGGAAGATTTAGCTGAGGCGGAGGAAGCGGCAGCAAATGAAGCTGTTTCATGGGAGGTAGCAGCAGATACAGCTTTTGGGAATGTTGAGGAAAGGATAATTGCTTTATGCGAAGCATATGGCGAAGTGTACAACGCAGCTTTTGAAAGCCTAGAGGGGCAGTTTGGCTTGTTTGATAAGGCAAGCATGAAATCGGAAGAGTATACAAACGCCACCGTTAAGAACGCACAAAAAGCACTTGACAGTCAGCTTGCTTACTGGGAAGATTACAATGCCAACCTCCAGACTTTAGTAGAATATGGGGAAGGTTTAACAGAAGAGGCAAGAGAAAACTATACAAATCTTTTAGCTTATGCGCAGTCTGGCAGTGCAGAAGCGGCAGGATTAGCAAACAGTATGGCAGTGGCAATCAAAAATGGAGATGCAGAAGCAGTAGAGGCTCTTTCAAATACTGTAGCACAAGTATCAGCACAGCAAAAGACAGCGGCAGCAGTGACAGCAGATTTTGTGGCAGGTTTTACCTCCCAAATGGATGAAATTGAACAGGAAATGCAGTCCACCATTGAGGGCATGAATTTAGACACTGAGGCAGCAACGGCAGCAACAGAAACGATAAATGCCTATATTAATTCAATCAGGGCAGGAAAAGCGGGGGCTGTGGCAGCGGCGGAAGATGTGGCAAATTCTGTTTCAATGGTGTTTAATTCAACAAAAGCATCTATGAATGTCAGCGTAAATTCGAGTAGCAGTATACCGGGACACGCAAACGGAACAACGAATGCAGAAGACATATTTATTGCCGGCGAGGAAGGACCAGAGTTGATTGTTGGACAGCAGGGAAGTACAGTGTTTCCAGCAGAGGAAACTAATAAAATTATCCATGCCCTTAATACTATGGAGCTTGGAGAGGAAGATATCTATAATACATTTGAAAGCACTCATTCTGTAATTAATAATTATCAAACAGCAGGTTCAAATAATACAAAAATATTTGAGGATTTTTCTGGAAAGTTTTTAGACAGCCTGATAAATCCTTTTTCTTTTGCATGGGAAAATTTATTTCATACGGAGGATAAGGAAACAAGCAAAGCCGCAAATAATATAGAGGCGTATGCGAATGGGACAACGTGGGCACAGGATGTATTTATTGCCGGCGAGGAAGGACCAGAGTTGATTGTTGGACAGCAGGATAACATGACATTTCCAACGGAGGAAACAGACAGGCTTATATCAGCTTTGAATGACAAACAACCATTGCAAATTTTAGCGGCTGCTGATTCAAAAATTAAAGAAGAACAAATTCCAGAACAGGTGAAGCGTATACAGCTTGAAATTGCAGGAAGTGGTTCAATTGAGGCAGTAGGCAGCAAAGAAACAGATAGAGAAGCTATTCTTGAAATTTTAATTGAAAATATCAAACCTGTTTTGATGAATATTGTCCAAGGTGACATTTATGAAGAGGGTGATTTATCGTATGATTATTAAATACCAAATGTGGCTGACTTATAATGCGGAAAAAGAGAAGATACAGCTTCCCGTTCTTCCATCTTCTTTTCAAACAAAGAATGGAAGTAACAATGAAAGCGTAAATGTGGCGGGGCTGGGTGAAATTACGGTTATGCAGAGCCGCCCAGCTTTACAATTTAGTTTTTCCAGCTTTTTTCCTGCGGCTAAATTTCCGGGATTACAGGTAAGTACAATAACTTCCCCTTTAAGATTAATTGAAAAAATTAATCAATGGAAGGCGGGCAGGAAACCAGTACATTTTATAGTGACAGCCTGCAACATTGATATTTATGTCACGATTGAAAATTTTACCTATACGGAAGAAGGCGGAGACCCCGGAACATACCAGTATAGTATTACTCTAAAGGAGTACCGGGAAATTACTGTCCGGCAGGTGAAAGTAGACATACCAAAGGCGTTAGCTACGATTAAAAAGGAGGAGCCGCGGGTAGATAATACGGTACAGCCAAAGACTTATACTGTTGTGAAAGGGGACTGCCTTTGGAATATCGCAAAAAAATTTTATGGTAATGGAGGGCAGTATACAAAAATTTATAATGCAAACAGGGAAGTAATCGGAGGAAACCCGAATTTAATTTATCCCGGACAAGTTTTAACTATACCATAAGGAGATAGAAATATGGCAGACGGAATAAGTTTAATCATTCTTAAAAATGAGCAGGGCTATGATGTTACCCAGCTTGTTGAACAGGTCCAATGGAGAGGAAGAAAGGGTTCTTCTTCCCGGACACTTAAAGTACAGCTTATTGATAATAATGATTGTCAACACGCTCGAAGCGGAATTGATGTGGAACAGGGGCAGCAGTGTTTGTTTTATTATAATGGTGCAGAACTTTTCAGGGGAATTATTATGGCACAGACGCAGAATGATAAGAAAAAACTTACATTTACAGCCTATGATAATGGCATTTACCTCGCGAACAACAGAGATACTTTTACTTATGAAAATAAAACAGCCAGTGACATATTCCGGGACTGTTGTACCCGGTTTGGTCTGCCTATGGGAGAAGTGGCAGAATGCACATACAAAATTCCAGAGCTGATAAAAAGTAAAACAACTATATTTGATGCCATTGCAGATGCGTTGAGCCTTGAATTTGATGCCACCGGTATAAGACATTATGTAGTAAGCGAAAAAGGTAATTTGAAACTTTTAACAAGAAGGGAAAACATTGTGCAGTGGGTAGTTGAAGCAGGACAGAACTTAACTGCCTATACATATACAAAGAGTATTGAGGATATCAGAACTCGTGTAAAAATGTTATCAAAAGAGGGAACCACGATTGCGGAAAAGAGTAATGCTGCATTGGAGGAGAAAATCGGAGTGTTTCAGGATATTGAGAAACCAGACGAAAGCCTTTCCACAGCGCAGATAAATGACCTTATTACCAGCATACTTGAGGAAAAAAGCACGCCGAAAAGGACATTGAACGTGGAGGCAATCGGTATCACAGATGTTATTTCTGGTGTTGGAGTATATATTATTATCCCGGGACTGGAAATTTCCCGGACATTTTATGTAGATGAAGATACACATACATTTAAAGATAAGTTACATACTATGGCACTAAAACTGAATTATGCCAATGACCTTGAGAAAGTTGGGAAAAGTGCGAATACTGGAAAGGATTATAAAGTAGGTGATGTTGTTCAATTTAATGGAGGAAATCATTATATCAGCAGTACAGCCGGCAAGCCGACAGGTTCTATGTGTGCAGCAGGCCCAGCAAAAATTACGCTCGTCGCAAAAGGGGCAAAGCATCCTTGGCATCTTATCCATACAGACAGCAGTACCAGAGTATATGGATGGGTAGATGAGGGCTCATTTAGTTAGGAGGTTAGAAATATGTCAGAGGAAAATGAAAAAACAAGCCTCAAACAGCTTTTTCAAGAAATAGCAGGGAAAGGAAACACAGAAGTATTGCAGGGAATTGTAAAGTCCGTAAATCCTTTGAAAATTCAGATTGTCAATGATGAAAAACTGACAATCGGGTCAAATATTACCTATGTTCCAAAGCATTTAACAGATTATACAACAACTTATACTATTTCAAAGGGAAACGATAAAATAAACGAATCTGTATTAGACGATAGTGGGATTACAGATTTTGCATTAAGTGGAAATATTACTATACATAATGCTTTGCAGGCAGGAGAGAAAGTCCATGTTCTTTCTTTTAATCATGGTAAACAGTACTATGTATTGGACAGGGTGGTGGATTGATATGCCGGATATTTATATCCCTATTCCAGTGGCAGCGGTCAGGGAAGCAGAGGAGGCACCGTCACTGACATACCGGCTTGACTTTGAAAATGGAAGAATTGTTGGAACAGTAGATAAATTAGAGGCAGTAAATCAGGCTATCCGGAAAGCCATTAGTACTCCGCGCTTCAAATGCCTTATTTATGACCGTCAATATGGCAGTGAAATAGAAGAAGCCATTATTACAAAAAACGCAAGCAGGGAATATATAGAAGCTGTAATAGAAGGATTTATTAAAGATGCACTACGCCCAGATACACGAATATTGTCTGTTTATGATTTTCAGGTAAATTTTGAGGAGGACAGGGCGCATATTTATTTTCGGGCAGATACAATATTTGGGGAAACAGAGATAGAGGAGATGATTTAGAATGTTTGAGGATTATACTTATGAATGGCTGTTAGAAGATGTTTTGAACCATGCTCCAAAAGGAATTGACACTAGGCAGGGAAGTATATTTTATGATGCGGTTTCTGGGATTTTGTTAAAGGTTGCGAAACTTTATACAGACCTTGACCTTATTTTAGAGATGACAACTATTGCGACGGCTACTGGAGAGGCATTAGATACAAGGGCTGGTGAATATGGTGTTGAAAGACTGGCGGCCACAAGAGCAAAATATTATGTTACTTTTGAGGGAGTAATACCGCAGCTTGGAGAACGGTTTTATACGGATGGCAAATATTTTACTTTGAAGGGGAATATAGAAACAGGCATGTATTATCTGGAAGCAGAAGCGGCAGGTCTTAGTGGGAATGAAATTTATAGCGGTACTCCAGCGGTTCCAGTGAATAATATTGAAGGTTTGATATCAGCAACTTTTGGTATGATTTACGAAAATGGTACGGATATCGAAGACGATGAAAGCCTGCGCATCCGGATACAGGAAAAAATTTCCGGACCAGCAGAGAACGGAAATAAGCAGCACTATAAAACATGGTGCGAGAGTATTGAAGGCATAGGGCGGGCAAGAATATTTCCATTATGGAATGGTCCGAATACAGTGAAAGCTGTTCTTATAGACAGCGTAGGGCAGCCATGCAGCACTTCAAAAGTAGCCGAAGTGCAAAATTATATTGACCCTGCCAAAAAAGGTTATACAACAATCGTAGAGGGTAAAACATATATTGTAGGTGATGGACTGGGAGAAGGAGTAGCAAATCTTGGAGCACATTTTACAGCGGTTGAAGCTGGAGCACATATGATTTCGATTGCGTTTAAAGCGGAACTAGCAAATGGTGCAACAAAAGAAGACGCAAAGCAGGAAGCAGCAGAGGCGATAGAAAAATATTTCAGGGAGTTAGTTTTGACAACAGCAGAAACGGCAAATATTGTTATTAGAATATCCACAATAGGCGCAATTTTAAGCGGGCTTCAGACATTATTAGATTATAGTGACCTGCGGATAAATGAAGAAACTCACAATATTATACCTGATGAGAATGATGTGCCTGTCCTTGAGGAGGTGGAAGTCTGTTGAAATTTTATAATCGGTATTATAAAAATAATTATGAGGAATTATTAACTTATTACCCGCGGTTTTACAGAGAAGTTTTGGAAATGAAAGCGATTCTTAAAACGCAAGGCGAAATTGCAGATAACATTGAAAATAATATTGAACAAATTTTTAATAATTGTTTTATTGATGAAGCAGATGAAGCAACAATTCTGAAACATGAGGTGTTTTTAGGCATCGAATTTAAGCCGGATTCTCTTGAAGAACGAAAACGGCTGGTAAAATCTTATTATATTGGTTTTGGAAAAATATCAGCTTCTATGATAAAAGGAATAGTGCAAAGTTATATAGATGTTCCTGTTAATGTGTGCTTTGAACCATTTGACGATAAAGGGAATAATCGGTTATTTATAGATTTGGAGAGAGATTGTGATGCAGAAGCAATTTATGTAAAAAATATACTTCCAATTTTGGCAAGAAAAATTCCAGCCCATATTAAGTGGGTTACAAATATTCATTATTTTTTATCTTTTTTAATATCAGAACGAATAAATATAGTCAATCTATTATTTATAACATTTATGGAAGCAGTAAGGGAAAAAATGAGTACAGCAAATGTCTCATTTTTTTTTGATGCTTTGTTAAAGGAAAATTTTGAGGATACAACAGTAGTAATAAGAAGAAATTTATGGTTTTTAGATGGCACTGTTCAGTTAGACGGTTCCAGATTACTTAATGTGGCTGTATGGGAGGAGGAAATTGAATGAGCAGCAATACAATGATAACAAAAAAAGCGAGGGAAAATATGGTTAAGGCACGAGCTGGAGCCATTCGTTTACCTCCAATAGTGGGTATGGCTTTTGGTGACGGAGGGACTGATTTGGCAGGAGTTGTATTGATTCCCGATGAAAATCAGGCAGAATTAAACCATGAATTGTATAGAAAAGAAATAGACGGATATACTTTTCTTTCTGATGTTTCTTGCCGTTATAAATGTACGCTTACAGAGGAAGAACTTGCGAATACATATTTAAGTGAGCTTGGGCTGTATGATTCTAATGGCGACATTGTTTGTATAAAAAACTTCACAAAAAAGGGGAAAGATAATGATTTTGAAATGACGTTTAGTATTGATGATATTTTTTAATTGAATTGAAAGGAAGTTGTTTATGGCAAATCATGAAATTAAAAGTCCTCCAGAATTTGTGCAGGCTATAAGGAAGTTTGAGATTACAGATAAAGGGCATGCGGATTTATTTAATGATGTGGTAAATCCACTAATAAATAATGATATATTTTTGAAAGAGGAATTACAGGAGGAAGTCAGCAGAGCGCAGGCAGCAGAGGAAACAAATAAAAATAATCTGGCAAACCATGTAATGGATAAAGCGAACCCGCATAAGGTTACAAAAGCGCAGGTTGGTCTTGGAAATGTGGATAATACGGCAGATGTGAACAAGCCTGTAAGTACAGCGCAGCAGAACGCTTTGGATTCTGCATATCAACAGGCCACGGAATATACGGACCAAAAAATAGCTGATTTAATCGGTGGAGCGCCAGAAACTTTAGATACTTTAAAGGAAGTCGCAGACGCAATACAGGCGAATAAAGAGGTTTCTACAGCATTAGATGCAGCGATTGGAAAAAAGGCAGACAAAACAGCATTAGATACACATACAGCAGATAGCACAATACATATCACCTC